GATGATTGCTTAGAATCAATCTACGTAATTATTAATCATTAAATGTTAGATTAACTCCAGGGAACATTTCTCTAACTTTTAGTCTTGCTCTTCTGATTCTTGTTGCTATAGCTCTTTTTTTCATCCCGTACTTATCTGCTATATCTTGATATTTCATTCTCAGTATTTCCCTGTCAAATAGGATATCTTTGTATATCTCAGGAAGATCCTTCATCTTTTCAACAACATTCTCGTATAGATCTTCCATATCATCTTTCTCCATTAGGATATAATCGAAATCTTCCCCTATGATATTATTGGAATAATTTTTAGGAGATGTAAATTCTTCGGAGTCCTCGTTGTTTTTTAATACCTCCTGAACTATAGGCATATAGCGATCTTCATTTTTCTTAATAACCAATGATTCATTCCTTGCTATGTTGTAAACCCACGTGGAAAAATTTCCTCTAGAGGAATCGTATTGTGATATCTTTGTCCATATCTTTGCCATCGTGTTGGAAACTGCGTCCTCTGCAGCTTCTTGTTCTGTCAATATAGATTTACAATGGTTTAGTAGGCCTGGTTTAATTCTTTTATATAATTCAACGAAGTCTTTTTCTGATGAGGTTCTAATAAAGTTTTCTGCTAATTCTTGAATGTTTTTTACTGCCATCTTTCTTTTAATTTTTTTTAAATGTTTATTTTTTTTATTTCTATTCCTGCTTCTTCAAAAAGTTTAAAAGAATCTGTATTCCTATAAACTTCTGAGTATACTATCCTTTTAATTCCTGCCTGAATTATAAGTTTAGCACAATCGAAACAAGGTGATAATGTTACGTAAAGGGTTGCTCCCTCAGAACTGTTAGTGCTCTTTGCTATCTTGGTTATGGCGTTAGCCTCCGCATGTAATACGGTACGAAGTGTATTGTTATCGCAGTCCTCACATCCATTAGGAAATCCAGACGGTGTTCCGTTATATCCATCAGATATTATTTGACGGTCTTTAACTATTAAACATCCTACTTGACTCCTCTTGCAGTGTGAGTTTTCCGACCAAACTTTGGCCATCCTTAAGTAAAGAGAATCTACTTTATTCTGCTTGTTCTGCGATAGGCTCTGATTGCTCATCAGATTCGGTGCTTTTTAAGGGTGTAACTTCTATTTTGAAACGCTCTACAATATGAAAGGTCTCCATAAGTCTAAAAGCACCAAGTAAATTCAGAATTTTATTAACTTCTTCCTCAGTAAATTCTAATTTTTCCTCATTTTCCAAAATTTCCAAACATTCTTTATAGCCTCCGTAGCTATTCAGGAACAACGAAAGATCTCCTCTTAGTTCCTTCGTAATTTCATAATTTTTACTCATAGTTTATTATTTAGGTTTATTTTTACAAATATAATAAATAGGGTTTAAAAAGTAAACCCCTTAATTAAACTTTTTATCGTTAGGAATCACAATTAATGGATTTTGAAGGGTACTATTAAGCTGGTTAAGCAAACTAACCATGGACTTAATGTTATCGTTCATTTCCTTATTTAATTCCATTTTTTCCTTCTCTGACTCTTCGTTTTTTATATTACTAGTTGTATTCCCCTCCGTAGTATTACCTGGTGTCGTTTCTGTATTTGTTTCAGTCTGCGTATTAGTTGTTGTTGTCGTATTAGTAGTAGCACCAGATTCTGTTTTATTCTCAGTAGACTCATTTTTAGGAGCCTCTGGAGTTACTGGACTAGACAAGTTTTGTGTTGTTGTTTCTTTTATAGGGGTAGAAGTAGTAGAAGTTTCAGGGGATTTAACATTTTCCGGAGATATTTTTTCTTCTAATTTTGTTTCCTTGTTTTCTGTTTTAGGTGTAGTAGATGTTTTCGTCCCGGTAGTTCCAGTAGCACCAGTAGAACCAGGTTCAGGAAACTTAATACCTAGGAGTGAAGATAGAAGCTCCTCCTGTCTTTTTTCAACCTCACTCTTAGCACCAGTTCCTCCTGTACCTTTCTTATCTCCCGTACCTCCTGATTCTGAAAATTTTACACCAAGTGTTGAAGTCAGCAATTCCTCCTGTCTTTTTTCTGCCTCACTCTTAGCACCAGTTCCTCCTGTTGCTGATTTAGTTTCTGTTGTTTTTGCTCCTTCAACCTTATCAGATCCGGTAGGTCCAGTAGTAGAAGGTGTTGTAGTGGTGGTTGTAGTAGTTAGAGTTTCTGTAGTAGTTGTAGTAGTTGCTCCTGTGGTAGATGTTGGTGTTACCGTAATGGGTGTTGTTGATTCCACAGGACCCACTGGTCCAGTAGGACCTGTAGTGGAAGCTATAGATTTATCCTCTAACTTTTGCTCCTCAGTTTTTGCGGTAGCTTCTTTTTTAGCTTCCTCTCCCGCTTCTTTTATTACATCCTCAGCTTTTTTTCCTCCTCTACTCTCTATTAATTTATTTATATTTTCGTCATATTTTTTAGACATTTCTAAAACATCAGGTGAATTAAATCCCTCCGCCTCTAGTATCTTAGCAAATGCTGATATCATTGCATTATTTTCCGGAGTATAGTATTTAGAAGCATTTGCTGCTCCTGCTTCATCAGCTCCTGGTTGGTTAAAAAGGTAAAGAAAATCAAAAAATCTATCTAATATAGAATCGAATTTTATTTTTTCGTCCTTTATCTTGCTATCGAAATCTGACTTAACCGAATTATATTTTTCAAATTTTTCTATCTCATCAATTGATCCTATAGTTTCTATTATTTTAGTTACTTTCCCTGTTTTTAATATATTAGCGTTATTATATTTTTGATTAGCAGATTTTTTAGACATTTCAAATATATCTTTACCGTCAACAGATTTTCCCTCATCTATATTCTTAGATATAAGATTTTTATCTTCATCAGATTGTGAGTATGCTTCCCGATAAAAAATCAAGTTATTACTAAATTCTGGATCAAGCTCTCTTAAATTCTTATTAAATGATATTGTGTAAAAAAATTTTGCGGCAGTACCTGCGCTATCTGCGGAAGACATTTTTTTCACTTCCTCTTGATCAAGATTCCCCCCTTTATTTTTTTTAAAATCCTCCTCAAACTTAATCCTATCGAATGCTCCCCCTTCCGATTTAAAAACCGGATACTCAGATCCAGTTGCTCCTTGTGTTCCTGATTCTTCTGCCAAAATACTTTTTATTTATATACCTAAAAACCCAAAAATGTTATTTTTTTGGGTTTTTAAATGAGAATGTTTCTACCATTCCGTTTTGTTCTACTTTTTTATTTTCATTTTCTATTTTTTGATTTAGCTTATCTATGAATATTTGATATTCATAAAAGGGAAGATTTTCTAAAGAATCTATCGATAATTTAAATTCTTCCCAAAGTCTAAATTTTATATCAAAGTAGTTGGCTAAAGATATCTGAAATAACGAAAAGAGATCTGTACCCTCCGGGAAATGATATATCGGCTGTGACCTCCCCCTCACAGCTTTCACATTTACTATTAATTCTAGATTTTGTTGCGAAGTTTATCTTCTCCGTTATCTGATCTGCTATTGAGAATTGAAGCGGGGTCCATTCTCCAGAAGCTCTTTCATATTGATCATATAGCCTTTCGTCTAATTCTCTCCAATCCGGGATTATAAAAGAAGCAACTTTAGCAAAACTCTCATCGAATTTTTTACCCTTTCTTTTTTTATCTGATAGTATTTTTCTACATACCGTTGTTACTCCTACTGTTGGTATATATAATTCCATTTCAGGGCTTCCGTCTTTAGGTACAAATTTAAATGAGTAGGTGTCAGTGTTATACCTTTTAAGTATATCTGGATCAACAACAAAGCTATCTAATAAATTAGATCTTAATTCTATCATATCTGGAACGTTACAATCGTCTTTTGTGCAATTTTTAGTTACAGGTAATAGTATCTTATTCTCGCCTCTTAGGAATGTAATATCCCTTATTGACATTATTATATAGAATCTGTCCTCGTACCAAAGATCATAGGGATCTAAAAATCCTCCCTTCCATCTTATTTTCATACATTTAGAGATGATAGAATTTAGTTTATCGTCTAAATCTAATCTATCACTATCATCAACAGTAGAAAATTGCCTAATGTCTTTAACATCTGCAGCCTTTATTGCTATTTCAAATCCTTCTGGATATCCGAATCCTTTAGATGGAAGATTATCTGGATGGATATTTTTCCATTCTGATTCCATTCCTAGAGGTGTTCTAGAAACATTAACCTTCCCTAAATTATTAGGCTGGGTGTTTTTATTTGGATTTGGCTGATTGGCTTCATTTTGAATCCAGTCTGGGATAGAATATCCTGCCACATCCTGATCTGAATCATACTCAAATTTAGAACCCACTTCTCTTTTACCAAGCTGATTCAGCAATTCGTCGTCTAGATTTTGCGTCATAGTTTATCTTATATCTCTTTTTAGTCCTCTTTTGATTTTAGTTTCTTATTTGATGACAAAAAGAAATAAAATCCAAAGAAAAGTGCCGAAAGGAAGTAGAAAATTGCTACTGTATGCCAGTAGGAATCTGTCCATTTCATTATCGTTGCAAAAAGGATATCGAATCCGAAGGGATTGAAGAAAGTTGCTAAAACTAAACAAACCGAAGCCATTCTTGTTCTTCTTTTCTGATTCACAATCGTCGTCCATATTATTTTAATATTCCCATTTTAAGATTTAACCACTAAAAACAAAAAATGGAGGCTTTGTCGAGCCTCCATCTATATATTTGTTTGGTCTAGGTTTAATTAAAAACGTCTTCGAAATAATCAGCTCTAAAGGATAAAGCTATTTTATAAGGAGTTGTACCGTTTGTATAATCAAGATCTAAAGATTTAATCTGATCAACAGGGAAACAATTTAAAAGCTTTATTCTTCTAAATACATCACCTTGCTTATTAAATATAGAAACAAGTATGTATGTTCCACCTGCATATGTTGATTTAATACCAGTAGCACCAGTTAAGGGATTGTAGATTAAATCCGACCACTGGCGAAGTGTTTTAAACACATAGTTACTGTTATTATCATTCAAGTTAGTCTCGAATTCTATTCTAACCTTAACTCCAGTATCATCTACCACTGCTCCAGCGTATCTTCTTTTAGAAAATTTGTACCTTTGCTCTGCTGGAGTTGGCATTTTATCAACTGCTAATCCTGTAACAGAAAGAACGTTTTCTACAAGGAGAGTTCTTCCTCCATTACCTTGCTCATTAGCAACTCCTACAGGGGGTTGGATAATAACCTCAAACTGGTTAAGATATACTGGTTCGTATAACTGTACTGCTGCTTTTGCAGCTGTAAAATGTGGTAATCCTGCCATTTCTTAATTATTATATAAATACATCATCAAAATAATCAACTGCCCATTGCATAGTCAATTTGTAAATGGATGTTTGTGTATAGTTCAGACCCATTTCAGTAATTGGTGTCATAGGGAAACAGTCTCTAAGATTTATTTTTCTAAATATATCTCCCTGCTTATTGAAAACATTAATTAGAATATTTCCAGTGTAATCCTTTTTAAGTCCCATAGCACCTGTAAGTGGATTGTAAATTAAATCCGACCACTGGCGTAATGTTTTAAAAACGTACATTGAGTTATTCTCGTTAAGGTTAATCTCAAATTCTATATCAACATCTAAACCAGTTCTTTGAGGAGCAGCACCAGCATAATATCTTTTTGCGAATTTATACTGTTGTGTGATCTCCCCAGCATTCTGATCTACTTGTAGTCCAGATACCCTAGTAACGTGTTCAAGAAGTATATTAGCACTTCCTGGATTTCCAGCATTAACTACTACAGCTGCAGGAGGTGTAATGGTAACCTCAAACTGGTTAAGGAAAACTGGTTCGAATTTGTTAATCGAAGCCTTAGAACTTGTATAATGTGGTAAACCTGCCATTTTTTATTTTATATATTTACATTAGAGAATTCTATAAAAATTTATTAACTAAATTGTATAAATCCTCCTGATGCTATACCTCCAGTTCTTGTAACAGTCATTCTATTGATGAATTTATGTATACCTCTTGCAGGTTCGATTATTACATCGATGATTCCGATATTTTGATCGATTATTGCAGGAGTGTTATTAGAAGAATCCATAATAGTCAGATAGTTATAGATACCACCTACAGATCTTACTCCACTCAAGTAATTATCTACTAATGTTTTAATTTCAAGTCTAACGTTGTCTTCGTTGAAATCAAATACGTAGTTTGATAAGATTTCTTCAATTGCAGATTCAACTGTAATCAATAGATCCCTTACATGTAAGTTATTAAATGCGGAGTTAGTTCTTTGGTAGCTTGTTTGGTTACCGTAAATAACTATTCCTACCCCTCTCTTTCTTATGATAGGGTTGATTCCGAATGGTTCTAGATATTCTCTATCTTCTATATCGAAATCATATTCCAATCCTACTAAGTTAGAAGAAGAAATGATACCTCTCTTAAGACCAGCCACTATAGAATAAGGTTCACCTGTAATAAACTTACGTATGAAGTTATTCGAAACATAAGGAGCTGGTGGGACGTTTAAGTTCTTATTGTTCTCTCTTATTGTTAAGAAAGGAGCAAAGAATCCTGAGAATTTAGCTCCTAGATCCTCATCTGGAAGAGAGAATGTGAAAGAAGGATTCAAACTTAAGTTACCTCCGTCTGCAATATATCTAGCTTGTAACAGTGGAGCTGGATCTTGTGCAGTAGGAGCTGAAGTAAATCTAGGGTCTATAGACTCTGAGAATTTCTTCATCGAAGGAACGTTACATATAGCTAAACATTTTTGTCTGTTTTTAGCTAGTCTAGTAAGCTGATATTTACAGTTAGGTTGTATACCCCCGTCGAATGTGTCGATAATGTATCTAAATGTAATTACGTCAGTATCTGCTAGTGTTCTAGCAAGGTTTGTATTAGAAAGAACATCTAGAATCTCATTCATTCTGGTATCTGTACCATTAGGCATAGATGCTGCTTTAATATCCGATCCTGGAAGATACGTAAAGTTGAATGATGTAACAAATTCTTGGATATTCTTAAACTTCCAAACTCTTGTTGTTGCACCTGGATATAATTGAATTGGTCTTTCAGTTTTAACTTGAACAGTGTAAATGCCTGGTGAAGTTGCAGAAGCTACAGTTTTAACCTCTAGAACCCTAGTTAATCTAGACTGAAGATTTTCAGTTAATGGATTATCATAGAATTGAAGGTCTGTAGATACCAATAGATCCCCAACTTTTATACCTGATGAGTTAGCAACTGCAGTAGATAACTCTATAACATTAGGCTGAAGCTGTGTTATAATGTCGATATAGTCGCTTATATTTCCAGCAGTAGAAACGATGTTAAAGCTTTCTCCTGTAGTTTGATTAGTTCCTACCGGTAGAGAGCTAATGTATGTTGTATCCCAGGTAGAAATAGCCTCCGGAGTTGTGAATGTGTCATCAGCATAAGCTCTACAAACTAAGATATTGTATCCATCTCGGTCAACATTTACTTCAAATTTTAAGTATTGAAGCAGTGATCCTGAATCATCTTTCCAATCAACATCCCCATCTCCAATATTACCAGCTACCCAGTCTCTATACATTTCTGAGTTTTCGTATGCTAGGTAAGAATCAGTTCCTACTGGAATATCTGGAGAGAAGTAAACGTCGTCATTATCAAAATAATCCGGGTTACCAATTTGATAAGCTGCAACCGAACTTTTATTAGTTATATCATAAGGTTCAACATATGTTGTTGAAGCAGTAGATCCAACTAATGGATGTTTTAATCTTAGTCTTATCTGAGTTCGTACTCCAACAGGTAGTGTTGAATTTGTTATTGTTTTAGCCTCTACTATTTTAAGTTTAACTAAATCCCCCTCGTAAAATCCTAGGTATCCTGGTGTAGGTAGATTTGAGGTAACTTTACCAACCACCCATCTTTCAGCAGGAGCTGAATTAGATATGGTTGTAAATTCGTCCAATGTAGTGATCTGAGTGTCATGAGTCACCGCATTAGTAAATTTAGTATCTATATAAATTGCTCCTCCGTCTCTAGCTGACGGGCTGTAAGTATCCCAAAGAGAAGTTGGTATACCAGCATCACCTGTAGCGTTATAGAGGGTATCTATTAGTAGGGTTCCTGTTTCTGGTAGTATATCCATTCCTGGATTTGAAGGAGAAACGTTGTCCTCTAATTCTGTACCACCGGTTGATCCATCTATATTTTTATAGTAAGTATAATCAGCAAATAAATTCTGAGAATAAGATAAGAAATTTAAAGCCTTAGGTACGCTTGTAATATCTGCATCCTGACCAATCTCATCAACTAAATGGTGACCAACTAAGTCAAAAACTGATGAATTATCTACTAGATCATCTAAAGCTTCTTCGTTAACAGCACAGAATATACCAGTAGTTGGTGTCTGATTGTTAATTAATGTTTGGATGTATCTTAGAGTACCGTTTTGATCAACAAAGTTGGGAATTACTGTACCAGTTGTAGTAAGTACTAGGTTAATTCCATCTAGTGCTAAGAAATTATCTATCTGCGACTTAATAAATCCTTTAGATGTAAAGTATGCACTGTAAATAGGATCGTTTGCTAAAGCTTGATAATCTGTCCAATTTCCGCTTATAACGATTACATCGATAAACCAATCTGAAAGATAATCATATTGGTTCATATAAGAAGGAACGTTATCTGCTCCAAAATATTCTCTAGCAGTTATATCAAATCCTTTTAATGGGAATCTTGAATCAAGAGATTTTCTAACTATAACACTAACAGGATTTTGTCCAAGATTAACGATACTAAATAGTTTTCTATTATCCGGCTGTGCTCCTGAATTATCCTCAGTTGCTATTAAATAAGTTGTATCTGGGAACCAGAATTTTTCCTTGTTATAGTAAGAAGATAATAATTTATCTTGTTTAGTTAGGGGGTCTGAATATCCGCCAGTTGCATTTGCACCATTCGCTTCTTCAGTATCCATAGAGAAAGCTCTATATCTAGCAACATCGGCACCTGCTGCATAATCTGGATCTCCGTTTACGTCTACTGTGTTATTTAAAAGTCTTAGGTTAAGAGCGAATATAGGTCCACTTTGTAGACAAACCAGTGACGATCTGTGGAAGAATGATCCTTTTTTCTCTAAAGCCTTATCTATCCCTCCAAAAACTGATTGGAAAGTTGTAATATCTGGGCAATAAACAGGTGTGTTAAAAGGTCCAATATTAGAATAACCAACCACTAATCTGATAGTGGAAGGGTTTATAATAATATTTTCGCTAGCATCAAATTCTAAAGTATAAACCCCAGATGCCTTAAATTGGGATAAATCAAGTTTGACTTGTTTTGCCATTTTTAAATTTTATTTATATTCTAAGAAGTTACTATATTACTTCTTTTTCTATGTATATATCATTTCTCCTTTCAAGAATCAAGGAGTCCGTTTAAGAAAGTATAATTTGATAGATCGGTAGTTTTATTTTGTGCATTCTCGCTGTTCTCTGTTAGCCTTTCCTCTATCAGTTTTCTGAATTTTTCAGGGATAATATCATATATGTCCATGACCGTTTCTTGAAAATCCCCGACATCAAAAACACAATTGAGATTTACCAGTGTCATAGCTTCATCATCTTTACCTATTTGACTAGAAAAACTACCATTAGGATTTATACCAAAATTGGCTAATTCATGTATACCATTTTTACTTGATGGTATTATTTTATAGGATCTTGTATTTATTTTAAGATCGTAACAAAATTTCTCCTTGTTTTTAACAGTTAATTTAACACCAGGTTTTAGTTTGCTACTTGCTTCAGAATGTTTAGTATAAACAAACATTTCATCAAAGAAATCTTCAGAATCTAATAATTTATCCATTAGCATCTCTCCTTTGTAATTAAGCTCCAAGACTATTCTGGTATTATCTACCCCCAATACATCAACTACCAGAATTTCTAAGAATGCCTTAAATTCATCAATTTCTATTATATTAGATCTAAATATTCCAACCTGTAGTAAGCAGAAGAAATCGCTCTCGTCCTCAAAGAACCTTTTATTTTTTATGACATTACTGGGCATAGGAGCAACTTTAAATATATTAGCTACTGAATAATCTCCTCCGCCTCCGCTAGCTGTATCTATAGAAATATAGAATCTCTGTCCATCTTTTTCAAATATCGATGCTGGGTCAAACTTAGGATGCCATAAAAGATTAGAATAATCTATAGGACTGTTTTCAAAAGATGATAATTCATGAAATACGAAATTCTCTTCTGCTCCCTTAAGTCTCTTTAATGTATTAGAATCAAGTAATAGTCTGGAAGAAGATAAGAACTGGCATCCATATTCCTGGTTAAAGTCCTCTTCCGATCCGAGTGCAGCAATTTCTTTCTTTTTCCATTCCTCATCCCTTCCTGGTACTTGCCACCACTCTACCCTTATAGGATTAAATTCATTCTCTCCTTCTATTGCTCCCTTGTATATTTCCCAGAATTTATTCATCCCGTTTGGTGTGGATGTTATAATAACTCGGGCAATCTGAGATGAAGATATAGTAGGATAAACAGATTTAAAGAACTGGTTAATAAAGTTTGGGTTAATATGTGCAAACTCATCCATGTATAACATGTGTATTGTATAACCGATAGACGATGTTTTAGTTGTCGTTTTAGCCATTATACGACATCCATTATCATATTTCATTGTCATTACGTTATAAACGAGTAGACCGGGCTTTAAAAAGAAAGGAAGACCCTTCATGATAACCTTTATCTTGTCCATTAATTCTGCAGCAGTATCCCCGATATTAGCCATAATCATGGCATTTTTTTCAAAGTTAAACAGGAGATACCATAACAAAAATATAGAGGATGTAATAGTTTTACCGGATTGTCTGGGAGAGACAAAGACGTTTTTTCTGTGATGCTGGTATTGATTTAAAATTTGTATCTGATAATCCCTAAGTAGTATTTGCCTAATACCCTCATCTGTCATAACGTGACAATAAGTATTTGCAAAATAAACAACATCCTCTGCGCACTTTTTTATTTCTTCGAGTTCCCATTCAGTGTACTCAAATAAAATATTTCCCTTCCTTAATTCTGGATCGTTTTCGTGAAATGGATTATCTACATCCTTATAGTCTACGCCATTCTCTTCGGCGTCATATATTAGTCTTTCAACTTTTGCGCTCGACCAGAAATTACTGGATTTTTCTTCCTTAACGCTCATAATTATTCAAAAATGTCGTCCTCTATTTCAAAATCTATATCATCTTCTCCTCCTAGAAGATCCGTTGTTCCTCCAAATTTTGTTCTTGGGTTTATTAAACTGTCGTCAGGTGCTTCATTTTTTACTATCTCAGCATCTTTTACTAGGCTTCCGTTCTTCATTACATTCTGGAGATTTTCCATAAGACTTCTCGTACCTCTTGCTTTTAAAAGCTCCTCGTTCTGTCTAGATTGTATGATATTACCGTTCTCGTCAAATTCTATATCACCGCCTCCTTTCTTTATATCCTCCGATTCTGACTTTAACTGCTTATAATTCTTTTCCATCTGAGTCATGTACGACGAGAAGTTTTTAGGCATTTGCATTATCTGGTTTTGGAGTTGTGCAAGAACTTCAAAAAGTCTAGGCTCTACCCTACCGGAATCTATTTCTTCTATAATTTTAGCTATTGCGTGTTGAGCAGTTCTTATCTGAAATGCCATGGTTGATATACTCATAGCATCTATTTTCTGCTTATGTTTTATATAAGACTCCTCAGATATGTTCTCCATATCGTTATAAAACTTAGATAAGGAATCAAGGATTGCTCTAGCTTCCATTTCGACCTCACTTCTAACACCATCTATATTAAGCTCCCTGTGTTGTTTGATTGGGGGTATATCGGGGGTGCTTAGCCCGGAAAGCATTTCATCCGCTAATATTATACTGTCTAGTTTATCCTTAAGATTAAGTTCTTGCTCTTTGGATAAATTTGGTTTTTTCGGTTTTCTTCTTGGCATAAATTATCTGTTTCTGGCCACTTTAGGAAGTTTAAGAACTGGTTTAGCATTGTCTATAATTATAGCAAGCTGTGCATCGCCAACAATATTTTGATTTAGCATTGTCGATTGTTTTTCCTCTTCGACCATTTGTTTAAAAAATCTATAATTAGTTGCCCATAAAGGACATGATCTTGTTTTATATGAATAATTATTAGTTCCATAGAATGGGCTATCATAATTATCTTCTATCACTGGAGGTATATTAAAAGTATAAGCCTGAGTAGTTACTCCATCTAAAGAGTGTATTAAGCTCAAATCCGATGTTTGTGTTGCTGGATTATCAGGATCGTATGTTAGTCTCCAAACTTTCATAGAGTACTGTCTAAATATATTAGAGAAGTTAAATACAAATCCATACCAGTCATCAGTAGTTGGAATATATTCTCCAAGAGTACTAGGTATACCAGCTCCAAATGGGGAAGTTATTTCTAGATTATTTATCTTAATTCTAAAGCTTCCAGTTTCCAAATATTTATTATCTGTTGGGCTTGTAACTGGATTAGATCCACTCCATATGAAATCTATAAGAATCCCCTGTCCATTGTAGTATCCATCAAAAAGTGTTCTTGCCTGTGCTTTTTGCATTTTCCATCCTGCAGTAGTTACTGGAGCAGCCGCACCTCCATCTTTTATAGTAAATCTGAATTGATCAACTACTTCAATAAGCTCAAATCCCCCCGATCTTGTTCCATCAGCAAGTATAGAAACAAATCCATTTGGATTTTCCCCCATGTATAATTTATGTGGTATAGGATAAGTTGTATATGTTATCTCATTAGTGCCTATTGAATCTATACTTATATTTAATTTAGAAGCAGGTTTAGGTACCAGTTTACTTCTATCTAAATAATTCCTAGTTCTAAACCAGCACATAAATGATCTCTCCTCGTCTGCTGTTAAAATAGGGTCTGCTTTCCACCTAACTGCATCTCTTTCTACCTCTAATAGTAAAGGAGAAGACGGATCTACCTGGGCTTCCGCATCTATAAATATCTTATCTAAATCATAATAGTTGTTAAATACTATTGTCCAGTTATTATTTAGATCATACTCTATTATGGGAAGATCCTTGTTTATGTAGGATCTTATAGGATCCTCTAATCTTCTTTGAGATGTAATAGCATATTGTTGAGGCTTTGTTAGTTCTATCTCCTCATTCTTTACCTCCTCTCCGAATAGCTCTTGAGTATTTACCGTATAATCTAAAAGAGCTGTTTCTGCAGCAGGATCATTAAATGTTGTATTTTTCTTAACTTCGTATTTAGTTAGTTGTATCTTAAAATAAACCGGATAGTTATTTATATCCCTAAATACATACATTGAATCTATCTGGTAAATTCTGTTTGTTATGGGAAAATAAATAATGTCTCTTTTTCTCGGTTGTGATCCCTTACCAAATATGCTTTCGAAATATTTTCTATCTATATGAATTTCGAATGGTTGTTGGAAATTTAAACCCCAAGTTTCAAATGTTAATGCTGCATCTGGAAATTGGTTATTTGGTACCATTACCTTAACACATTTCTCATCAACTACATTAAATATATTATATTCCTTTAAAACAACATCTTTTCCCCTTCCCTGTGGTTGAACCGAATAATATACAACTTCGTGCCCAAAAACATTATTTACGATCTTACTAAGATCCTGATACATGTTAATAGATCTGTTAATATCGTAAGGTCTGAAAGTAAAATTGCAATCAGAAAAAACTATAGGATAATTTGTAAGCTCTTTACTACAAAGAGGAGCTGGTGGGTTTCCCATAAGACTTCTTGGATCTACTGTAACATACTGTAAATCAAGCTCGAAATCCAAAAGAACTATAGGAGGACTCAAAGGAGTTCCTGGAGGATAGTATGGACTAGAATTTTCGTCTGATACTGCAGTCATTCTTATTTCTATCCAAAATGGATTATCTGGTGATATTGTTATATTCGATATAGATGACTGTGTTAATTCAGTCCATAATGACCAATTTGATCCGTTTACACTCCATCTGTATTCTAAGTAAAGGTATATGTGTGGAGGATCTTCTCCACTGGTATCTATTACCCATCCATTAAACGATTGTACGTTTTTAAATGGCTCTGACCAGGATATAATTCGGTAATTACCTATTGAAGAAAAATCTATGGTTTCTACCATTTTGGATACTGTTTGTAATATATATCAGAAAAAGATATATGAAAAAATTAAGAGCAACTATGGAGAAGTTTAGTTTTGCGCAACTAACTTCTAATTCTGACGGAAAAACATCCGGGAGTGGTACTGCAGGGCTTTATATGGTTTTTATTGGTGGTATATGCTTTCTTTTGGGATGTTTTGATAAAATGTTTTTAGACAAGAGTGTTGACATACTAACTCAGTCTATAATTTTTTCATCTTTGGGAGCTACTCTTTTAGGCTACAG